TAGTGTAGATAGTAAATTATTATATTTTTCTTTCATATATTTAACCCTTAACTATTCAATTATATTATACTATATAACAATATATAATAAAAGAGTTGTTTTATTTTATTGCTCTCTTCAGGGGGCTTTATGACCGGCATTTATCGCCCTTTAAAACCCTTTAAAACCCTTTAAATTTCGTTATTTTTAATTAAATTCATTTAAAAATATGGTGCATTTTTTACTCTTTTAGTATCTAAAATGGTATCTAAAGCAATTTTTCGGTATTTTTTTGTATCTAAAATTTATCCATTTATTATGTAATATAACTTGACTTTTTTCTCGTTTAGAGTGATTTATATTACACCTGAAAAAAAGGAGGAAATTATGAAAGAATTAATGGATATTAAAATGGTTTTAAAAATTGATGATTTACTTTATCTTGAAACTTATAACAAAGAAACTGGCTGGGTTGGATGTGCATCTTTCTATACTAACGGCGAAGATAAAATATATGTTAACGAAGGCGATGGCTCTGGTTGTGATGATGCTGGTTATACTTATGAAGAATTTTTAAACAAATATAATTATGTTTTAAAAAGGGAGGTTATTTAATATGAAAATTTATAAAAGTGATTTAGAAGCATTAATTGAAAAACTTCAAGCTTGTGTTGATGAAATGGATGATGTTGGTGTGGAATCTATTCCCACTAGCTGTAACACTTATCGAATGAATAAATTTATTAGCTTTGGTTATAATGGTTATCTTTCTCTTGATAATGACTACATTGAAGTTCCTGGTGATGATGATGACGAGTAATTATGCTTATGTAAATGCTATGAGAAAACTAATCACTCCTGGAATGCGAATCAAACTCGAATCTATGAGGGATCCTTATGCTGTTCCAGATGGCACTTTAGGCACTGTCGACTTTGTTGATGATGCAGGTCAAATTCATGTGAATTGGGATAACGGAAGCTCTTTGGCATTAATTTATAATGAGGACTTCTTTCAAATTATACCTAACGAATGTGGGACAAAATTTATTATTAAAGGTATTGTTAATAATAAAGTGTTATACTTTAAAAGTCTTACTACTGACTTTCCTCTTTTCGGAACTACATGGGATATTCCAAATTGTTCTGAAACTTTAGGCGATGCTACCCTGTTTAATTCAATCGAAGAAGCTGAATCAGCTTGTGAAGCAATTCACAGCATTAACTTTAAAATTTATCCTGTATGTCCTCGCTGTCACAATGAATATGATGAACATCCAGCTATTTCTCGCCATGATAATAAAACTGAAATATGCGAGAAGTGTGGTTTAATGGAAGGGCTTTGGGCTTTCTTCGAATATGAAAAAAAGGCTACTAATTCGTAGTCTTTTTATTTTAATAAATTATCAAAATTTATCCAGCTATCTGGTTCTTCTTCATATGTCTTATAAAGTGGCTCTTCAAAGTATTTGAATGCATTTCCATCTTTTACTACTAATCCACCTACTAAATTTTTGCCTTTGAATCTTTCTTCGCTTATGTATTTGTATAAAGCATTTGACTTAACCTCATTATCTGATTCATTATGTCCTATTGCCTTTGTATCAAATATTCCTATTCTTCCATCTTTAAACTTAATTAGGAAATCTGGTTGGAATGTGCTCTTATCTACTTTTTGAATACCGAAGTTTGTTTTCATATGCTCTGCTCCATTTTTCCAGAACCATTCTATCACATCTTCATTTTTATCTAGGTATTCCATAAAGTCAACTTCTAATTGATCCACCTTACCAGCTTTTGTTTCTATGTATAGTGGTTGATATAACGAAAGCTTTGATTTCAATTCTATATTTGTTTCTGGGTTATAATTCTTTGTTGGTTCTATTTCCCAGGTTTCATTGAACTCTTCATCGCTTTTCTTATTAACTTCCATTTCATGAACAGCTTTGTATCTATCTGTCGCTTTATTTAAAATTGAAGCAAATATTGACTCATTAGTAACTAGCATATTTTGAATGTACATTATTCCACCATGAGCTGATTTTAAATTTAGGTATTTATTAAATGTATATAAAATTGCTTGTTTTACTGTTGGTATTGATCTCTTTGGTGCGAATCCATTTAAATTATCACTGATTAATTTATCATATTTAATTTCTAAATCAACCGGACTAAATCCGACTTTTATTAACGAATCCATCGGGTTGAACTTTAAATCTCCATCTACTTTATCACTTGAAATTGTTAAATTTCCAATAATTCCATCATTTCTTCCATATTCTGTTTCAACACCTTTATTTCTTAAGGCTTCAGTATTGTTATAATAATCTGTTAGTTCATTCTCTTGGGTTTGTTTAATTCCAAAATATTCACAGAAGAAATGCTCGAACACTGTATAAAATGATGTTGTTATATCTCCAAAATCAACTCTGTTTCTATAATATGATTTTAACGGTGTTGATGTATAACTGTCTTTTCTTTTGGCACATATTGTTTTTATTATGTTTGGATTATAAACTTCTTTCTTTATTGCTATTGATTGAATGTTTGTATAAACATAAGCTCGATTAAGCACTTCATCCATGTAATGCTTTGCTTCTGGCATTCTCAAAATTCTACCTACTGTTTGAATTTCAAAAGTTATACTATTTGTTTCTCTAAATTTAACTAAAATTTGAGCTCTTGGACAATCCCATCCTGTATCTATTGCCATCTTAAAAATTAAATATTCAAATTTACCATTTAATGGAATTAATTCATCCGAATTATTATCAATTGTATCCCCATCCATATAAACAGCTAACTTACCATTTTCTCTAGTAATACCTTTTTCTTCCAAAAATTTAATGGTTGATTCCATTTTTAATTCTCCTGCTGATGCATTTGGAATTTGGATCAATACTAATGGATTAATATTTGTTCCTTGTTCTTGATATTTTTTCGCAAGTTCTTCTCTTTTTTGATATGCACTTTCTAATATCAATCTTTCTGAATCCATTTCGTTATCTACTATTTTATCAATGTCATTATTTATAATTATTTCTTTTTTTATCATTTGTTCTGAAATAACATCACTTGGATTAACCACAACTCTTGCTTGCATGTCGTTTGTTAAAACTGGCGTTGCACTCATTTCAATTGTTAAATCTGGAATAATTATTTCATCTCTTATTTCTTTTGCTCTTCCTGTTGTTGCTCCTGCATGGCTCTCGTCAATAATTAATACTATTTTTCTACCAATGTCATGTGTTTGCTTTAAAACTGATGGAAAATTTATTTTTTCATTGTCTTTCATTACTGAATTTTTAAAATCCCCTGTTTCTTTATCTTTGGTTCTAATTTTTTCCCAATTGACAAAAACAACTTCATTTTGGTTAATAACATCTCTTGTACCAAAAAATTCATTTTCCAATAATGAACAAGTTAATGTTTCATCTACTTCTCTTTTAACACTTTTTAAGCTTTGTTTATGTAATTCTCCCTTACCAATACTAATCCATAAAAAGCATAAATCTTCTTCTGTTTCATTAACTAATTCTAGCATGTATCTTGCCATCGTAAATGTTTTTCCACTACCTGTTGGTGATTGTAAAACTATTGTTTCATTTCCATCTAAATCAAAATACATTTTTGAGTAAGTTAATAATTGCATAATTGCTTTTTCTTGATATCTTTTTAATTCTCTCATATTATGCCTCCTTACTCATTTTTACAACTTTCTTATATAATTCAACAATCCTATATGGTATTGGTTCCACAGAATAATTATTTATATTTTCTAATATTGATTTATCAATATAATCTCCCAAAGTAAATATATATAAATATTTCATTTTATCAATATCTTTAATCGTATTAATAAATTCTTCGAATTTTAATCCAAATATATCAAAATAAACACAAGTAAATTTTGAACTATCATCATTTCTGTATATTGCAAATTCATTGTTTGAAATTTCTTTAATAAATGTTTCTTCTTTAACACAAAGCATTGGAATACATTTTTCGGTTAAATCATAATATAATTGATCCTTTGTTCCTGCATAATCAACAAATTCAGTTTTAAAATATTTTAATTTTCCACTTAATCCATCTTGGCTTCCTATTCCATTAATTACATTTTTTAATCTTTCATATGTAATCTCTTCGCATATATTATTTTCGTTATTTGTGCAAAGAATAAATTTTCTCTTCCCATTATCTTCTTTATTTAAATCTAATACTGCATGTCCTGTACTACCTGAACCAGCAAAAAAATCTAAAACAATTGAGTCTTTATTTGGATGATAATTTATAAATTCCTTTAACATTTTTATTGGCTTTTTACCACTATTAAATCCAACTCCACCCTCATGGCGAATATTACCAAAATCTCCACTATAATCATGAAAATTTGTTATTGGTCTATATTTTTTAGATGTTCCATTTTTTAATTCTTCAACTCTATCTAATGGAACTCCCGAATAAAATTTCCCTCTTGTTGATGTTTCCTTTTGTGGACCTGTAAAATATCTATATCCTAATCCATCTTCTCCAATTCCCTCAACTTTGTATAAACAATTTAATCCATCTATTTCTTTCCTTTTGCTTATATATAAATCAAAGAATTTTCCTGATGTATTTCCTTTTAAAACTGAACCTGATGCCCAAGTTTCTTTTAATAAATCCATTTTTCCTACATTAGATTTATTTTGTTTCCATTCTCCAGGTTTGAATATTGTAACTTTTCTATTTCCTAAAGTAATTGTTTCTCCCTCTGATAATTCTTCAAAAGAATATACAAAACTATCTATGCTATAACTTTCACTTGGTTTGTTTGCTTTAAAAGAAAATTTATTTTTTGCATATACTAAAACATATTCCATTACCGGTTGCCAATCGTTCTTTTCATTTAAACTTTTGTTTTCGTATCTAACTTGAATATGCTGAATTGAAAGTAAATTTCTTTCTCCAAAAATCGAATCGCATAATAATTTTAATTGTGCATACTCATTATCATCTATTGAAATTAATATAAAACCGTCTTCTTTTAACAAATTTCTAGCAAGTCGCAATCTTTTACTCATAAAGTTTAACCATTTGCTATGTCTATATCCATCTTCAATGTCTACAAATCTATCATTATAAATGAAGTCTTTATTTCCTGTGTTGTAAGGAGGATCAATATAAATTATATCGACCATTTCTTTGTGGGTATAATTTAAAACACTTAACGAATGAAAATTATCGCCTTCAATCAAAATATTATCTTGACCACCATTGTCGATATTCTTGTTTTTTTGTTCTGCTAAAACTGGAATAAATTTATCGCATTCTACAACAATTTGTTCTGGCTCTTTTTCTTTATCCCATACTAATCCATATTTACCATTTTGTTCTTCATTTAAATTTTTAATATACTCTATTAATTGCTCTTTAGTCATGTCTTCAAAGTTCATTTTAATACCTCCTGATACTCTCAACTACCATTATAACATAAAAATCAATTGAAATTATAACAAACCGGTTTTTTTTGCCTAAAATTTAAAAAATAACTACACTTTTTTTGAAACCAGAGTTAATATGGACACACTATCTTAAGGAGGTGGAATATGGAAACAGCTTTATTCTTTAGAAAATGTCCTAATTCGGACGAATATTTTAAATTGGCTAAATGCTATTCTCATCTTGGAAGTAAACTGAATTTCAAAATTTTAAAAACAATTAAACTTTCTCATGATGAGTATTTTGACTTCAAAAACAATTTTTTGAAAGATAATAATGTTATAATAAAAATAACAAATGATTTGTATATGGATGATAACGATTGTGTCCATTGTGCTTTCTTTACTGAAGATGAAATATCAGGGTTCCTGGTGTATTCTTCTGGGTATGGTTATGCCAGGTATGTCGCTTATTATCAAATCGAAGAAAGGGATTAAATATGAAAGGATTTTTGAAAGATTACGATGGGGATATAACTGATTATGATTATGAAAATCACTTGCTACCTCATTTTAATAAATTTGACCAGTACATGTTTAATGAAATCATCCCTGATATTACAGCCTACTACATTGCTATTGGTTATCTTGAAGGAAACATGTTTCAACATCCATTAAAATTGTATATTACGGACATGTTGGCTAGGGTTAATTACGATTCTGATGAAGTTGATATTGATGAAATAAAAGAAAAAGTTAAAAAGGTTTTGGAATCAAAATATGGGTTGATAACTATAAATGAAAACCCTTTAGAATTTAGGTAGGTGCATAATGAAAAAAATTGAATTAAGAAATGATTTTGAAGTTACTGATGATGTTTTTGATGAAATTGTAAGTGACTTTGATTCTGGTTGTGATGAATGGTTTCAAAACAACAAACAATTTGTTGATGAATTTGTGGCTTTTTATATTGCTTCCGGTATTAAGCATAATGCTTTATGGCGAGGCTCATTAACTGGATTAATTAACGGAGCTGTTGAAACTTTGGCTGGATATGTAGTTGAAGAATCAGTCGACAAAAATTCTTTAAACAAATTGCTACTTGAAAAATATCATTTAAAACTTACGAATGAAAATCCTATGCAATTTGAAGAACTTGATTAAGTTCTTTTTTTCATAAAAAAAAATTCAGGTTTCCCTGAACTATTCTTCGAAGAACTTATCCATCGATGTTTCTAAAACTATTGAAATTTTATAAAGTGTCATTAATGAAATGTTATTGCGATCTGTTGGTGACTCAATTCTTTTTAAATGGTCTGGTGTAACATCAATCGCTTCAGCTAAATCCATTAACTTTATATTCTTTTCATTTCTGTATTTTTTTATGTTTCTGCAAATGACATCTTTTATGTTAGGATTAAACTCATACTTTTCACTCATACAATCACTCCACTTATTTAATTATAAAAAAATTTCTTTAAAAAATAAGTGACCTTTCGTGCCGAATTGCCGGAAGTATGGTATAATAATCATGAGGTGTGTGTATGGCTAGAAAAAAATTAACTTCTGATGAAGCTTTAGTTGAAGTTTTCAAAGCCTCGCTAGATTACATAAAAAAAACCGATGAACTTGATTTGAAAATGTTAAATCATAAAATCGAATTCATTCAACAACAAATCGCTTTTAAAGCAGACGAGGAACCTATGAAAATTTTTAAAAAAGCTCATAAAAAATGGGAAGACGAACTCGAAGCATTAGAACTTGATTTAATGAATGCCTATAAAGCTTTGGGTGATGAAGTGGATTTCCAACATCAGTTTTATCAAAAATTAAAACAAAATTAAAAAAGAACCTAGCACTTGGCTAGGTTTTTATTATGGTATTAAAAGTTTTTGTCCTGCATGAATTAAATCTGGATTTTTTATGTTATTTGCTTTTGCTATTTCTGGATATCTGCTTCCATCTCCATAGAACTTTTTAGCTATTCCCCATAGTGTATCTCCTCTTACTACTGTGTAGTAATTTCCTGGTGTTATATTAATTGGTGTTAGGTCTGATTCTTTTACCCATCCTAATCCATTATTAATATTGTATGGGTGGCTTCCATTTTTATTAACTAAATAAATTTTAGCTCTTATGTTTTTTCTGGTTTGTCCAGCTCCATTACCATAACTATCTCTGTATAAAGTTCCTGTGAATGTTACTTCATCCCCTACTTTGTATTTTAGGCTTCCTGATGGTGTTGGTGCTGGTGTTGTTCCACCATATTGTGGGAGTTCTTTAGTTCCTAATAAATATGGTTTCGGATCCACCCAGCTTCCATTTACTTTTACACCATAATGAAGGTGTTCTCCTGTTGAGAATCCTGTTGTTCCTTTTGTTCCTATTACAGCTCCGGCTTCTACCACATCTCCAACTTTAACTTTAACACTACCGTATTTCATATGGCAGTATGTTGTATAAGTGTTATTCCCATGATATAAAGTTACATAATTTCCGGAAGCTTCACTTTCTGTGTAACCCTTAATTGTATTCCTACAGGCTGTTACTTTTCCTTTTGCTGTAGCTACTATTGAAGTTCCTGAAGTCATATCGATTCCATTATGATATCCTTCAACATACTTTCCTGTGACATTATTCCAGAATTTTCTGTATCCAAAATCAGAACTAATCCATGACGAACTTAAGCCTTTGAATGGGCTTTTTTTAATGTTATTTAAAGTGTATCCCATCTTTATTCCTCCTCTGTGTAATCAAAACCTTCACAATCTTCTTCTATTGATATGGCTTCTTCTTTTTCTACTACTTCTATTTCTTCTGACACGATTTCTTTATTCTCCATCGTTGCCACCTCCCTTTTCTGTTTTTATTTGCTCTAAAACTTCGAATACTTTTTTTGGTAATGGTAAGCCCATTGCTCCCCAATTCTCCAATATTGAAATCCCTTCGTTAGCAACAAAAAAGTAGATAACCAAGTTTCTTATTGCTCCTGTATTACCTACTACCTCATCTAATAAAACTGACACAGCTACGACTATTAAATATCCTACTTTTTTAACTATTCCCTTTAGTCCAATTAAGCTGTTTATTTTTTTATTTACTATGGCTTTGCATAAGCCTGTAGCATAATCTAAAACAATCAGTATTAATAATGTTTTCAATGCTGTATCTAAACCTCCTAAATAATAAACAATGGTTGTTAGAAATGTACTTGTAAAAAAATTTATTATATTTTTCATTTTTATTCCTCCTTTTATCCTGTTCTTTTCCACACATAAACTGCTAAATATGGTGGCATGTTATTGTGTGCTGTTCCTGAACCTGTTGATCCAGTTGTTCCTGATACCGAGTGAGTATGTCCTGCTCCTCCGGATCCGGTTGTTCCTGATACCGAGTGGGTATGGCTATTTGATTGATATCCGGTTGAACCACTCGATGCTCCGGATGTTCCAGATGTTGAACCTGTGCTTCCACTTATATTCAATCTATCTGGTTTATGTGAATATGAAGCTGTTTTGAATCCATTTCCCCAAGATGAACCATAAGCACCTGTGGATACACTTGTATTGGTTCCTCCTGCTAATGTGGCTGTTCCACTTGATTCTCCATGTCTTATATAAAAATTTGCACTAAAGCTATGACTGTGCGATGGCATCGAGTGAGTATGTGAATTCAAACTATGTGTATGTCCTGTACTTACTGCTCCAGATGTTGCACTGAAGCTATGTGTATGACTTGCTGTTGTTGATCCGGATGTTGCACTGAAGCTGTGTGTATGTCCTGGTAAGTGTCCTGTTTCTAATGCTACGGATGAAGCTCCACCTGTGCTTCCTGCCGAATATGAGCTTCCTGCTCCTAATAAAAATCTATCCTTCAATTGTTCCCAAGTTCCACCAAATAAATCTTTTGGATTGGTACTATTAACTGACATGTAAATACTGCCTACTGGATAAATCTTGCTGAAATCTATTGCACCTATTTTTTCGCCATTCACTTCCAATGATTCTGAATGTGCTGGAAAGCAATTCACACCAACTGATAATTTCTTTGTATCTACAAATAAAATAAATTTACCTCTCGGTAATGTAACATTGTATGTTGTAGTTCCAAATTTATCAGTAAGAACTATTTTGTAATTCCATGCTGATTCTTTATCATTAGTAAGTGTTGTCTGAACATTGTCACTTAATGTTGTCAATGCTGAATATGATGAATCACTACTCTTCTTATATTGGTACTGAATTGTAACTGAATTTTTTGAATTAACACTTGAGTATGAAGCATCTACTTTTAAATAGGTTTCATCCTCATAATTGTTTTTTCTTTTTAATGTTATTACTGCTGTTGGTAAGCTCCAAGCTAGAAATGTTACTGTCTTACTAGCTGTTGCTGTGTTTCCTCTGCTATCTGTTACCTTTACTGATAAAGTTAAATCTTTTGAAGAATTTATCACACCATAGTCAATGTTTCCGGCTGATGTTAAAGTCTTTGTAACACCATTTATTGTGGCTTCATACTTTGTAATACTCGCACCTTTATTTCCTGTTGCTGATGCTAATGTTACTAATAATTTTGACAATCCCTGAACGAGATGTTGATTGTTTCCTGTTATTGCTGTGGTTGTACTGTTGTTATCTTTATAAGTAATATTCGAAGCAGTAAATGTTGGATTTGCATTTGTTATGCTTCCGGTAGCTGTTTTGGAACTGGTTCCTATAGCTGTGGATCCACTGTATGTTGTTAATCCAAAAGAAAAAGTACCACTATTTACGGTACTCATTAATGAATAAATTGTATTTAATTCTGCTGTTGTAAAACTAACACTTGCTCCATTAGTAATTCCACTAATGGTCTTTATGGTTGTGCTTCCATACTTAATAACTAATGTGTCTGAAAAATCACTTGAATATTTTGTTATTGGAATTGTTATTGCATTTCCTATTGTGAAGTTTGAAATGCTTCCTAGAACACTTTCTGCTGGATCAACATACAAATTGTGTGTAGCCGAAGTATCACAAACACTCCATCCTGCTTGTGCATATCCTCCGGTGTCAACTATTTGGAAGTATACCGGTACTGTGCCACTTGTTTTGCCACTTACCGTATACCATCCTGTAGTTCCTGTTTTTGTCCATCCTTTTTCTGAATCATTGTATGTTTTTACTTGAATGGTATCAACATTTTTTCCATTTAAATAAATCGGCATTTTTATTGCATCGTAATACCAGCTTCCACTTGAATTTAACCATACTTTCCAACTGAATCGGTACTGCATATCTGCTCCTGATCTACGATGCTCGTATTCTATGGTATATGCTCCCCAAGTGGTACTACTATAATCCCACCATTTTCTCGTACTAAATAATGTTTCCATATTTACCTCCTATGTTAATGGTACTATTCCTATGCCATTGTATTCTGTGGTTTCAATGCCTATCCATCTTGCTAATCCACATAAAGTTATTTCTTCTTCTACTACTGATTTTTTCATATGGAACTCATCCCCATTCATCCAGAATACTTTATTGTTGTTACTATCGTATCCAGCGAATTCTTCTGGGTTAATTACAACTCGGCTTCCATCTTTTCCATACACTGTTACTCCATTTTCATCAAATGTTCCTATTAATGTATTAGCTACATCATAAATTTCAATTTTTCCTGCTTCATTTAATTTGGAACCAACTTTTAATGTTCCACCTTTTACGATGTCTGCTGTCATGTTTATACAATTTATGTATTGCATGTCTAATGTTCCATCTATCAACCAAGCTGAATTAAATTGACCATTTATTCCGGTGTTTGAGAATCCTATTCCGGATGAATTAATCATAATAACATTTGTTGCAGTTTCTTTTGGTAATGTATCAACGATTAGAATTCTATTTCCCTCGTATACCACATAACTATCTCCTAATGTTCCCCATATTTTCGATGTTGCTTCATTTAATTCTTTCTCTAATGTTACCTTTACAACTTCACTTGAGTTACTAACTGTCTTCTCTGTCTTACTACCTATCGTATTAATTAAATCTTTTAGCTTTGATTTGAAATTTCCAAATTCAATTTCCACATACTTATCTCTTATGCAATCGTATTTTAATGAAATCACATTAGTATTCAAATTGATTCCTAATCTCTCATGTTCTACTACTATGGTATCTCCTAAATCAACAACACCTTCTATATGAGCTTTTACTTTATAATTGCATCTGAAGTATTGGTTTTTTATCAAATACAAATTTGCCTGATTTCTTAAATCTTCAATCAATATAGCTTTGTATTCTTCTTCATTTAGAATTCCATTTTCATCTTTGTATGGTTCCTGGTCTATTTCTTGTTCGAATTTAACTACTTTGGTATAAGGAACTCCATAATCAATAGGTGATTCCAGGTATACCTCTGGTAATGTTATTCCATCATAACCAACAGGCATTAATTTTGTTACTACATCATCCCATTGTTCTTCTGCTTCTATGTCTTTTGAGTTCTTACCGTATTTAATAACTACACCTCTGTCAGATCCGATGCTATTTTTTATTCCTATTACCCAATTATCTCTGTATAAATGTCCTCCCCACTTTTCTATTAGTGTTGCTATAGCTTCTTCTAGGCTTTTTCTGACAATTCTGGTTGAGTGAATTGTTGTAATGTCCGATATGGTAGTAAATGGAGTTACCACATCGCATGAATTATTTATATGATCTAATGCATCATTACATCCTTTGCTATCCACATATGCATTTTCTATCACATACTTGGAGCTATCTTTCCAGAGGTGGTTTCCTTTTACTGAAATCTTGTTATTTCTCTTTCTGGGATTTGTTAATCTGAATCCCTGTTCTCCCCATCTGGTATTAGCTCTGACAATCATTCCTTCTTGAAGGTATTCCAAATCATCAATCGTTGATTCAATGGTTATGTAATATTCTCCATTGTCTTCTATAAAAATTTCAGCTTTGGTTGGATGAAGAATTTTCAATCCATTATGATTAAACAAAATTTCATTTGCTTCATATACCTTTATCATTAAACCCACCTACTTTTTGGTTCTACTATTATTTTGGTTAGTGCTCCAGTCCAGGTTATTGTATTTTCGCCTGGTTCTAAAACTGGAAATGAACCTAACATGTTTCTATTTTTGTATGTACCATCTAGGTAAGCTTCTTCTTGTATGCTATCTATCACAACTGAAGAATCTCCTTCTGGGAATGTATAAGTAAAAATTGAATTATTGTTGACAATTAATTCTATTGTTCCACTACCATATAAAGTTATTATCGGTTTAGCCTTTTCTAATCCCTGATTCATAACTTTTAACGATGTTTCTGTATTAATTGTCAGCTTTGTTGGTGGTTCATCTTTCAAATATTTAAAAGGTTGAGTATAAAACTTTACTGTGGCTGTTTTAAAACGAAGCAACTTCGAATAATCTATCTTTTCAATTATCCTGCTATTGTATACTCGGTTGGATTCATCTGAAAAAACCACTGTTCCTTCTCCTGTAAAATATTTAGCTATCGCATCCAAGTCATAATTTCTGGTTAATCCTATTTTTACACTCTTGGTATAGCTTTCATATCCCAAGTCTTCAATTATATCCCCATCCCTTCCATCTATTTTTGTGATTGAAGTTCTCATTTTCGGTTTGGATACAGGTGGTAATTCGCATATTATTAACCCTGGTATGGTATTACTTCTTATTCCTTTCCATTCTATGTATGCCATTATGAATACACCACCTTTTCCACATTATCTATTACTAATTCTCCGAAGGTTTCATCAAAAGCTTTGAATGTCATTCCTGATAAAGCTTCTTGAAATGCTTCTACTAACACTTCTTTGCTGAATGTCGATTCCAAATTTCCTGTTGGATTTATGTTGGTATTTAATCCTAAATCAAATTCTGTTGGTATTGCATTTTCTATATCAGAAGCTACATGATCCATTTCATCTGTGAACCCTTCGCCGATACCTAATGCTAGATTTTTACCGATTTGGTCTTCAAATAATTTTGATGGAGAATTTATTCCAAAGAATGATTTAATTCCTTTCAATATTGAATCTCCGAACCCTTTTATTTTTTTAATAACCCAATCTTTAGCATTATTTATTCCATTCCATAAGCCTTCAACTAAATTTTTACCTACTTCTGGTATTTTCTTTATTCCTTCTACTAACCCATCTTTTATTTTTCCTAGAAGTTCTTTTCCTTTAGCTATCATGTTTGTATAATATTCTGCTATTCCTTTTACTAGCGAAGTTATTATTTGTGGAATGGCTTTTATTAAATTTGGAATGGCTTTCACAAGTCCTACAGCCAATTTAATTGTTAATTCAACTCCCATTGCTATTATCTTTGGAAGGTTATCTACTATTGCCTGAATTAATTTATCTATTATTAATGGAATTTTATCTATCAGGTCTGGAAGTGCATTCATTAGCCCTTCAGCTAGTCCTATTATCAATTGAATTCCTGCATCTATAATTAATCCGATGTTATCTAGCAATGTTGTAGCCATCAAAATAACACATTCTATTATTTGTGGAATTAATGTTGGCAGTGATGTTGCTATTCCCTGAATCAAAGACACTATTATTTGAATTCCTGCTGATATTATTTGTGGAAGCATTGTTGTTAATGCATTCAGAATCGCATTTATAACCTGATTCAATCCTGACATTAAACTTCCGATGTTTCCTGTTATTCCTGTAATTAATTTCTGAATCAATTCAACTCCAATGTTTAATATTTCCGGTAGAAGTGTATCTGCAAGTCCTAAAACCAATTCTATGATTCCATCTAGGGCTATACTAATTCTTGGAACGATGTTTTCAGCCATAATCATGACACTATCAACGAAATTTGTTATTAATCCTTCAAAGTTGGCATTTTCATCTGCTACTCCTGTGATTAAATTTGACCATGCTGACTTCATCGCACTAACGGATCCACTTATTGTTTGTGAAGCTTCTTTGGCTGTGGTTCCCATTGCTTCAGTAGCTTCTTCAAGTGTCATTTCTCCACTCGCAACTTTTGCCATTGCTTCTTCATATGAAAGTCCTGATATTTTCATCTCTGTTTGGATGACATGAATGGCTTCATAAACATCACTTAAATTACTGATATCGTATTTTATTCCACTTATTTTTTGGGCATCTGCTAGAAGTCTTTCCATTTCGGTTTTTGTACCTCCATAGCCCAGCTTCAAATTATCTAGCATCGTATAATTTTGTTTTGCGAAGCCCTGGTATGCACTCTGGATCAATGACATGTCTGTACCCATCTTGTTAGCATTGTCTGCCATGTCTGTTATTGCCATATCAGCTATCTTTGCTGACTTGGCTGTATCATTATCCAGGCTTTGTAGCAAACTTGCTGAAAAACTTGTTACTGTGGACATGTATTCGTTGGCACTTAACCCTGCAGTTTTGTATGCATTGTTAGCATATTCTGAAACTGCTCCGGCACTATCTCCGAATAAGGTTTCTACACCACCTACTAATTGCTCATATTCTGCATAACTCTGTATAGCTTGTTTTCCCAGGTCTACTATTCCTTTGGCTACAGCTCCCATTGCACTTGCTAATCCTTTTACTCCTGCTATTATTGCTTCACTTGTAAGGTTAGCTTTTATTAAATCTCCAAGTTTCAAAGTTTGTGTTCCAGCTTCTTTTTCTGACTCTGTAAATTCTTCTATTTCCTTTGTGGCTTTTGACACTCTGGTTTCATTTTCTTTGATATTTTCACTTAAATTTTTAATTTCTGCTTTTAGGTTTTTAGCTTCTGTTGAATTCTTTCCCTGTTCTAAAACCACCGATGCATATTTATCTCTTAATGTGGATAATTTTGTCTTCTGGTCTTCTATTTCATCACTTAATTTTTGATATGAGCTTCTATTATCCTCTAGCTCTTTTTTGTTATTGTTTAACTCGTTAGTCAACCCATTAACTTCTGCTTGAGCTAGATTTAATTCCTTCTGGTATTTATTTATTGTTAGCTTATTTTTTTCATATTGTGATTCAGCTTTTGCTAACTCTGTTGATAATTCGCTGACCACTTTTTCTTGTTCCTTTATTTCTTCTGAAGTTGAGGAAGTATTGTTTTTTAATTCTTCTAGCTTCTTATTTTCTTTTTCTAGATTCAACATCATATCCATCATTGCTACAGCATTTTTATCTTGCTGTTTATTAAAATCTTCTAATGCTTTTTGGTATGTTGTTATTTTTTTATTTCCTTCTTCAATTTCTTTATTAAGGACATTATTTCGAGAAGTTATGGCTTGAACTGATTTATCATTCTTATCAAATTGACTCGATACGACTTTCATTTCACTAGCCATAACTGTCAGATTACTCGTAATTGTTTTTAAGGCTTTAGTGTATTCACTTTCTCCTGTTAATTTTACTGTGCCTCCAAACGATCCAGCCATATACATCCCTCCTTCTTATAACCATTCCTCTTCTTCCATTACCATTTCTTCTAATTTTTCATAACTGATTTTTCTTAATTTGAAATCGTAGAATCTCTGGTAGTGATAATAAAGGTTTCTGAATTTCCTGTATGTCAGTCTTCCTACTTCTTTTGAAGAAAGTCCTAACAAATTTATTCCAGTAAATAAAATCCACGAGAAATCGATCGGTTCATCTTCCTCGTGGACTATATGTTTTTTGGGTGATCATCTTTTACACTCTCTGTAATCGCTTTATTTAGCCTCTTGGCTGTTTCTTGGACTCCAACTCGTGTTATTAGCCTACCCACTTGTTTTTGTGTCAACAACGGCTTATTATTGCCCTTTTCATCGTTATCTATTTCAATGGCTTCATTAATCATTTCTGTAAAGCCAAATATTAGGGCTTTAGCATTTGGTTCTTTGCCACCTTTATTATCAGTCAGTCTTCCCCATTTCTGTACTGTGCCATATTGTTTTTGTATGGCTTCCATTACATTCAAGTTAAATACTAATGCATATCTTTCATTATCTATTTCAAATTCAAATTTATAATCTTTCATAATTCCTCCTAAATATTAAAGGTGGACTTTTATCCACCTTATGCCTTATTTGTAAATAAACCTTCTAAATATGAAACTGCTTCATTGTAAGTAGCGAATGTTTGAGTCTTTGACCATGTTCCATCCTCTAATTTCAACACTGTTCCTTCAAGGGTTGTTGTAGTGAATTCTACACTTTCTCCCTTTGTTTTTTCATCTGGAAGTGCATCTTTAAATTTTACTTTATTTAAAAATTCCACTTTGTATTTATAAACTCCATTTACTATCTTTGTAATTATTCTTCCGAATCCTACATACGGAGCTTTGTCACTATCCTTACGGATAATTTCTCCTGCTTCTGAAATTTCGTGACCTGTTAAATCTGCATATGTTTGATCATCATCTTCATCAACTGTAATTGCCACAGTTCCTTTCTTGAATGTGTAATCACTTTCTGCTAATGAATCATCAGCATATAATTCTGCAGAATTTAAATCTAATGAAACCTTACAATCAACAGCTTTCCCTGGTGTTTTTACTTCTGAATATGTTTCTGTTTCTTCATCTAAAATTCCATATCTAAAATTTTTCAACCCTATTCTTGCCATTTATATTTCCATCCTTTCTTTTGCAAATTCTAAAGTTTTATGGTATAACCCTGTATCCTTTTCGTACATGTCTGGGCTACTACCTGTTCTTATGAAGTTGTTATCCCTCATAACTTCTTTTATCTTTTTCTCTATTGCTAAATAATTACAATCACTGAAAATATCAATATCAATGTATGCCACACTACCTGTTTCCTGATCCTCTGAAAATAAAACCGGATCATCATCTGTGAATGTGTAAGTGATGTATGTTTTACTTTTTCCGGTGTATGTTATAAACTCTGCCGGAATCTTTTTGCCTTCTACTATAAAATTGTCGAATATGTTTTTTACCAATTCATAATCATTCATTCTTAATGTATTTCTCCTGAACTTTCATCATTGCATTTGTTATTGCTGATTCCTGTCTGAATGCTTTTCTGAAGAATGGTTTCTTCTTTTCTCCTCGGCTGGTTCCATATTCTCTAGCTAATGCTTTTAATGGTATCGGTGTCCTGTCTTCATCATAACCATAAAATCCGACCTTTGTATTTATTCCATCATCACTTGGGGTTCTATATGATTTCGTAATCTTCAAACCCTTTTCTAATGATTCTGTACTTTTAAAGCTAGACTTCATGTTTGATTTAACTTGTTTATACACTACCTCTGCTCCAGCTTTAGTCATTTCACTCAGCATTTCTTCAGTGTTTGTTTCTAACTCCTGGAATGACTTTATTAGCTCGTTAGGTAATTCAGCATTAAATCCTGCCATTATTTTGTGACTTCTTTTGCTTGAATTTCCAATTCGACATTTTCTTCATCGATGTTATTCAAGTATTCTATGGTATATCTTTTGTTTTTAAATAAAACTATCATATCCCTGGTTATTTCTTTTTTCGGATAACGAATCGTGAAGTTAGTGTAGGCTTTTTCAAAATCACTATTATTCGCTATTAAAGTAAATCCTTTTGTTGTTTTTACTTTAGCCCAGGTAGTTAGGACGAGAGTGTCTTCTGAATTTTTAAATCCTGCACTATCATCCTTTGTGGCTACTTTGTAAATTGAAATCTTCTTACTATAATCTCCTGGGTTTAGCATATGTTATTCTGGGAATGCATTCCAAGTATGGTTTCCACAACTTTGTTGATATTATTTTTATCTACATACAAAGTTCTGTTATCGTACATGTCCTGGCATAAAATAAAAACGACAATTATAAAATCATCGAATTCATCTAAATCCTTTACTCCTGTATTTTCTGTTATAAACTTTTTAGCAATAGTCATCAAAGCAGTAAGTAATTTCTTATCTGCTTCATCCACTTCTTGTAGTCTGATGTAGTTAGCTATATCATCTACGGTTATCGTACTTACTTTCATTAGTTTCCTCCTTCTTTGAGGTCTTGCCTGAACAACTAATGACCTTATTTATCTTTTTGATTGTCTTCCGGATCTGTTGGTGTTTCTGGATCCGATTCAGGTTCTTTTGTAGCTTCTGCTAATTGATTCTTTAACTCTTCAATTTCTTCTTTTTGTTTTTCGATTTCTTTTTTTAATGCTTCATTTTCTTTTTTTAGTTCTGCTTGATTTTTATTTTTTTCTGAATATTCTTCTATGTAACCAGCTTTTAAAAGGTCATTAATTATTGCTTTATCTTTTATTTCAATAACATGACCTTTTGAGCCAGATACTACTCCACTAAAACTTTTTATTACTGTGAACATTATTCAGCTGTTCCTGGGCAGACTAATTTTGAAATCTTTTGAGCATCTTCAACTTTAGCATCGAATTCCATCCATGCTACTACACCAATAGCATGTTGATCAGCATATTTTTCTCTTAAAACTTCCATTTCAACTTCTTCAGTGAATTTTGTTGCAAGTCCTGATAAATCTCCATAAAAAATAGCAGTATTTCCTGCTCCAATGTCTTTCATGTTATCAGTTTCATAAACTGGTTTACCTAGCAATGTATATCCGAAGTCACTTGTTATATCATCTTGAAGTAAATATCTATCGTTAGCATCTTTCAATAATGAAATCGCTGTTAATGTTTCTGGTGACATTAACCACACTGCATTCTTTTGGAATTTTTGTTTTACTTTTCTTTTTGTTTTAATTACTTCATCTGCAGTGATTGCATTTGCACTTTGTGCTGTAACAATTAATTTTACTCCTTTATCTAATCCTGTAACTTTTCCTTCTGTACCATTTAATAATTCGTTTTCTACGAATAATGCTATTGATTCAGACATTATGTTGATAACTTCGTTTACGATATTGAAATCACTATTATTTACTAATGATTTTGAAATTTTAGCTAATGCTCCAGCTAAATGACCTGTTAATTCAATGCTAGTGAATTTTCCTACATTACTTTCTAATGATTTGAACTCTGTAGCATATGCCATATTAACTTTTGCATCTGATGTTTCAGAATAATAAGGGATTTCCAATTTTCCTTTGATATTGTATTTTGTTGATTTTTCTAAAATCGGACAAATGTCATAAACTTGTTTGATGATTTTTTTAGCAATTGTTACTGGAATTACTGCTCCATTATCTCCCTTTGTTAAATTAACATCTGCTCTTTCTTCTAATACAACACCTCTGATATAACTTTCAAATGCTTTTTCTTCTTGTAAAGCTCTTTCTTCATTTTCTTTCATTTCTTCTTCCTCCTTCTTTTCTTCTTCTTTTTGTTCTGATGCCGGTTCTTCAGTTAACTCTCTACCTTTTGTAATGGCTGATATTGTTTCATTTATTAAACCAATTTCACTTTCTAATTTTTTAAATAATTCATTCTCATCTTCTGTGAATGCTCTTTCTTCTGCCTTTACTGTGTTTAGTAAAGTTTCCATTTCAGTTTGCTTTTCAGCTCTTTGTTCAGTTAATGCTTTTAGATTCATATTCTATTTCTCCTCTCTTATTTTTCTTAATCTTTCTTCATAATCTGAATAATCTATTTTGACAACTTCCTTATCGGCATGTTGTTCAGGCTCCTCTTTTATTTCCTGTCTTATATCTATCGCTTGTGATTCTTCTCCACGATATTCAATAAGCTTTACTTGGTCATCTCTCATTTCGATGCTAGTTCCTATGTATGCTGGATACTTTCTATCATCTATAATTGAGACTTCTAGAAGTTCTAAATCTCTGACAATTCTTTCTTCAATTCCATCATCATTGACTTTTCTATCTTCTTTGTTACATAAAAAACCAAATGACCAGCCTCTTAATTTATTGTCTTTGGCTTTTTGTATCACTTCTGGATCTTCAACTTCTACGATGGCTCTTAAGCCAATGTTATCCTCGTATAACTTTGCTTTACCACTTTTGGTATCAGCTAGTTCCCTATCCCTTTCGTGATTTAATAAAACCAGGACATTTTCTGCTTTTTCTAAAGCTCTTTGAAATACTCCTGATCGTATTCTTTCTACGAATTGTCCTCTGGTATCACACAGAACTTTTGAAGTTCTTTCTACTGCATTGACATAACCATCTATTATGATTTTTCCATTTCTAACTTCCACCTTCATTTGTACCACCTCCTTCTCCGGT